GGAATCCATATTTTAGATTTTATGATTTAAGAATTTCAGAAGCTATCACATTAGGAGGGCAGCTCAGTATCAGATGGGCGGAAACCACTGTCAATAACTATCTCAACCAAATATTGGAAACAAAGGAGGTTGATTATGTATTGGCATCTGATACTGACTCCCTTTATATTACTTTGGATGATTTAGTTAAAAAGGTATTCCCAGAGGAAGTGGAGACAACAAAGGTTATTGATTTCCTAGATAAGGTTTGTGAAGAGAAGATAACAAAGATAATCGATACAGGATATGCTGATTTAGCAAAGTATATGAATGCTTATGATCAGAAGATGTATATGAAAAGAGAATGTCTTGCTGATAAAGGAATATGGACTGGTAAGAAACATTATATTTTAAATGTTCATGATAATGAAGGTGTTCGATATACAAACCCACGAATTAAAGTTATGGGTATTGAATCTGTTAAATCCTCAACACCAACATCTTGTAGAGATAAGTTAAAGAAGTCTTTTGATATTATTATTAATAAAGATGAAACTGCTATACAAGAGTTCATTGCTGATTTTAGAAATCAATTTGAAAAAGAACCTATTGAGAATATAGCTTTTCCTAGATCTGTAAAAGGAATTGAAAAGTATAATGGTGGTCATACCTTATATGCTAAAGGAACACCTATACATGTGAAAGCAACCCGTTTATATAATCATTTTTTAAAAGAGAAGAAGTTGCAAAATAAACATCCTTTTATTCAAGAGGGTGAGAAGATTAAGTTCGTTTATTTAAAACAACCTAATCCCATTAGGGATAGTGTGATAGCCATGATGGAGGGGCTACCTGAAGAGTTTGGCCTCCATGATTATATTGATTATGAGAAACAATTTGAGAAATCATTTAGGGGACCATTGAATGAAATATTGAAAGTAATTGGCTGGTCACCAGAGAAGGTAAGTTCTTTGGAAGCGTTTTTTGTTTGATAAATACTTAATAGTGGAGTTTTGTTATGAATAAATTATGGTACACTTGGCAGGAAATGTGTCTTGATGTTAATCAACTCTGTAGAGAGATTACATTAGATAAATTTGAGCCAGACGTGATCGTGGGTTTAAGTAGGGGAGGTTTAACGCCTGGCGTTATGATGTCCCATTGGTTAAAAAAACCTTTTAAGCCCGTGAAGAGCTCTCTTAGAGATTTTCCAGAATGGGAAGATTATCTCCCTAGGAATACTGATGAGAGAGTTTTAATAGTAGATGACATATGCGATAGTGGTGAAACGTTTGAACGTATATCATCTTTTATTAAGGGCCCGAAAAAGGACAAGCCCTTAGAAATCAATTGTGATGTAAGGTTTGCATCACTTTGGTGGAATAATGAAGTTAATTTTGAACCTCATTATTACGTAAGGGAGGTAGCAAAAGATACCGAGAATCTCTGGATTCATTTTCCATGGGAAGCCTGGTGGTCTGCGCCTCTTACTTTTCAATAACAATTAAAAGGATAATTTTATGTTAGATAACGTGCTCAGTTGGATTAGAGGTATAACCGAATTAGGTCTTGCAATAATTGCTCTTGGCGTTGTTCTTCAAGTAATCTTTGGTGCGGCTGTACCATTTCTCGGAATGGATATCGTGGGTTCAGTAGTGTCACTCGTAAAACAATTAGGTGCAGAAGGATTAATCGGCCTAGTTTCAATATGGGTACTTTGGGGAATCTACTCTAAGAAGTAAGACAAAAAAATAAAAGGCCTCTTCGGGGGCCTTTTTCAAATCGTGAAGGGGTTGGAAGACCTGTTGGTAATGGGCGAGAGAAATTAACAACAATTTTTTCGGAAGGGAAAGATGAAACGATTAATTTCATTTCTATTAGTATTGGTTGTATCAACAACCTTATTTGGTATTTTAAATGCGAAACAAATTTCAATAGGTTATGTTCTAGTGGGGCCGCATAATGATGGTGGCTGGTCAATGCGACATCATCAAGGATTTCAATCCTTGACAAAACATGGTTACAAAGTCTCAATGGTTGAGATGGTGCCAGAGTCAGATTCCAAAAAAGTATTTTCCAAACTTGCAAGAAAACATGACATTGTTTTTGCAACATCGTTTGGTTATATGGATCCAATGGTGAAGGCAGCAAAGAAAAATAAAGATACTGTTTTCTTACATGCCACTGGTTATAAAGGTAATGATGAAAATATGGACAATTATGTTTGTCATTCATTTCAAGCACGATACCTTACAGGGATTGCAGCCGGACTGTTGACGAAGACAAACAGTATTGGTGTAGTTGGATCACATCCAATTCCAGAAATCATTCGAAACATTAATGCTCTTACTCTAGGAGCTCAAACAGTTAATCCAGATATTAAAGTTAAAGTTGTTTGGATAAACTCTTGGTTTGATCCACCTAAAGATATGGATGCTGCTAAAGCACTCTTAGATGATGGTAATGATATTCTCTATACAACAACTGATTCACCTAGTGTGGTTTCACTTGCACAACAGGCATGGAAATCTGATGGTAAAGAAGTTTGGAGTATGGGTAATGATGCGCCTATGGGTGATAATGGGCCAGATCGATACATCACAGGTATGATGTTCAATTGGAACGTTCTTTATAAACATATCGTTGATCAACTTGCTAGCGGTAAGTTAGAAATGAATCAACGATGGGCATGGGGTCTACAAGAAAATTGTGTAGGTCTATCTCCATGGGGTAAGAATGTTCCCGGCGATGTTGTAAACAAAGTTGAGACAATTAAAATGAATTGGATCAATGATGAGATGGGTACATACTATCCATTTGATCAAGGTGTTACTAAACAAGATGGAACAAAAGTTCCTGCTGGGGAAATACAAAGACCACAACTCGAGACTATGCAATATTTTGTTAAAGGTGTTGTTTCTCGATTTCCTACAAAATAATTGTGACTTTTCCGATAATCGATTTTCGTAGTAATGCAATAGAACAACAAATGTATGATGTATATACGACTTGTGGTTTTGCTGTATTTACAAATGTCTACGATGAATGGTTATCGGAATTCCAAGATTGGAAATATCTCACAGAAGAATTCTTTCAACTACCATTAGATGTGAAAAAGAAATATGTATATAATGGAGTAAAGGGTTCATCAACATGTCGTGCCGGCTGGGGTGAGATGGGATATATTCAGAGTCGAGATGGTGATTCGAAAGAATCATATAATTGGATTGAATCAGCAAGAATGCAAGAACAATATTGGCCTACAGAAATTCCAGAGTTTAAACCATTAGCACAATCTATCCTTCAAATCTCTCAACGTCTTTCCCATCAATTTTTCAATAAGTTTGAAAGTATGTTTAAACATAAAAAAGGATATTTAATAGATAAGCATATGAATGGTTATGTTAATATGAGAATGCTTCATTATCCAGCACACGAGAAGCAAGAGGAACACGAGTCTGGAGGAGAACATACTGATTATGGTTCTATTACTTTACTCTTTCGTTTTGATGATGTTGGTGGACTACAAGTACAAGATAGAGAAACAAATGAATGGATTGATGTTCCTGTAGTGAAAAATTCAATAGTATTAAACATTGGAGATATGTTTCAAAGATGGTCCAATGATACGTTAAAATCAACCAACCATAGAGTTGTTAATACAGTCCATACAAAATCTCGCTATTCAATGCCTTATTTTGTGGATCCCGGTAGAGATGTATTAATTAAGAATTTCACAGATGAACCAGATAAACATTTACCAATTTCTACCGATGAATATTTTAAACAGACCCTAGCTCAACATAATATTGAACAGAGTTGGGAACAACAGATTAATTAAAAAGGAAAATATGCTACCAGTATTATTATTTAATGTGATTTCAGGACTTGTTATAGACAAAGCGCAAGACCTCGCGAAGGAGCACGTGGAAGCAATGATTGATAGTATCATCCCAGATGATGCAAAAGAAGAGTTAGATGATCTTGTTAAATCCGATCCTACTCACGTGTTTGAAACAGCAAAAGAAGCTTTAGGTGCAGCAGTTGAAGGAAAGCTCCCTATACCATTAAAAGATGGGACACTTAAACCTATAGAACTTACTTTTAAAGTAAAGTTTGATCCTACCACTATGGATTTAGATATCGAAAAAGCTTGACATTTGTTTCAACTTGTGGTATAATATATAATGATTAAATTGAAAGGATTAAATGAGTTATTTTGATGAAATGTTGAAAGTAGCGAACAACACTTATGGTTCAAAAGTAAGTGATGGTGTTGAAGCTGGAGATGTCGAAAGTTTTATCGACACAGGATCGTACATATTAAACGGATTATTATCTGGGAGTATCTATGGAGGATTACCTTCTAATAAAATCACTGCATTCGCAGGTGAAAGTTCTACTGGCAAAACTTTCTTTGTCTTGGGTTGCGTCAGACAGTTTCTCGCAGATAATCCTAGCGGTGGTGTTATTTACTTTGAGTCTGAATCCGCTTTAACAAGACAGATGATAGAATCAAGAGGAATTGATTCTAAACGAATGATTATCCTGCCCGTTGCAACGGTTCAAGAATTTAGAACACAAGCAACAAAAATTTTAGAAAAACATTTAGAAGAATCTGAAAAAGATCGACCGCCAATGATGTTATGTTTAGATTCATTAGGTAATCTTTCTACTTCTAAAGAGATGGAAGATGTTAGTGATGGTAAGGAAACAAGAGATATGACCAGAGCTCAAATGGTTAAAGGAACGTTTAGAGTTCTTACTTTGTTAGGAGGTAAAGCAAAAGTTCCTCTTGTTGTTACTAATCACACATATGATCAAATAGGAACATTGTTTCCTCAAAAGATTATGGGTGGTGGAACTGGCCTTCATTATGCGGCATCTAGCATAGTATTCCTATCTAAGAAGAAAGAAAAGGATGGGACTGAGGTAATTGGTAATATAGTCCATTGTAGAAATTTTAAATCTCGACTCACTAAAGAGAATAAGATGATTGATGTTCTTCTTACATATAAAGAGGGATTAAATCGTTATTATGGTTTAGCAGAGTTAGCTGAGAAGTATGGAATCTTTAAAAAGGTTTCTACTAGATTAGAAATGCCAGATGGTGAAAAAGTTTTCTTGAAATCAATTCTAAAAAATCCTACTAAGTATTTCACCAAAGAGATTTTAGATAAAATAGATGTGGTGGCACATAAAGAATTTCTTTATGGTGAAGTCGGTCTTGAAGAAGAGGTTGTAGAGGAAGAGAATGGGGAATGAATTAACACAAGAGGATTATGTTAGGATTAATACTTATTATAGATTAGTTCCTCATCCAGAACATCCTAATGATGTTACACAACAATGTATAGAGATGACAACCGGACCCTTTAAAGGTGTCATTTATAAGTATGGTAAATTTCAAGTGGCCCCGCCAGATGCAGAAGATGAAAGTACTGCTAAGTATGAATATGATATTATAATGGTACCACCCGAATTAGAAGGTGTTGAACACACCGATGAAGAGGGTGAAGAATTTGAATTTATGATTGGTGAAATATTAGTGAAATTATTATGGGACAGATATTTAGAACAAGACAACGCAGAAATGACAAACCCAATAACTTTTGTGGAGGACGATGAATCAACGGATAGAGCACCTAATACTATCTCATTTGATACACAATGAACCTTTTTCCCGAAAAGTTTCCCCTTATATAAGGCAAGAATATTTTGAAGATAATGCAGAAAAACTTATCTTCAAACAGGTACAAGATTATATTGTTAAACATAATAGTCTACCCACAAAACAAAGTCTTCTAATTGATTTAGATCAACAAGAAGGTTTGCATGAGAATGAATACCAAAAAGCTACAGAAATAATTAATACCTTAGATAAACCTGAGGATAAAGATGTAACTGCTTGGCTTATTGAACAATCGGAAACCTTCTGTCAAGATAAAGCAATCTATAATGCAGTTGTTGATGCGATTGCTATTTTAGAAGGTAACGACAATAAAACAAATTTACAAAAAGGCGCTATTCCGTCTTTATTGTCAGATGCATTAGCAGTATCATTTGATCCTCATGTAGGTCATGATTTTATTGAAGATGCAAATGAAAGATTTGAATTTTATCATAGAGTTGAAGAGAAGATTGAATTCGACCTTGAAATGTTTAATAAGATCACTAAAGGAGGGTTACCTAATAAAACTCTTAATATATGTCTTGCTGGAACTGGTGTTGGTAAGTCTCTTTTTATGTGCCATCATGCTGCTAGTTGTTTATCCATAAACAAGAATGTTCTTTATATTACTTTGGAAATGGCTGAAGAAAGGATCGCTGAAAGAATAGATGCAAATCTTTTAGATATACCTATTAGTCAATTAGAAGAACTTTCAAGGGATATGTATCAAAAGAAAATTGATAAGATAAATGCAAAGACTAAGGGTAAAATTATTATTAAAGAATATCCTACTGCATCAGCAAGCGCAATGCATTTTAAAAATCTTTTATCAGAATTAAAGTTGAAACGTAATTTTACTCCTGATATAATATTCATAGATTATTTGAATATATGTTCAAGCGCAAGAATTAGAACAGGATCAAACGTAAATTCGTATACTTATATTAAATCAATTGCAGAAGAATTGAGAGGATTAGCAGTAGAATTTAATGTCCCAATTCTTTCTGCAACACAGACTACAAGAACAGGATTTACAAGTACAGATATAGGATTAGAAGATACATCTGAAAGTTTTGGTTTACCAGCAACAGCAGACTTTATGTTTGCTATAATATCTTCAGATGAAATGGAACAGTTAAATCAATTACTTGTAAAACAATTAAAAAATAGATATAATGATCCTACATCTTATAAGAAGTTCATTGTTGGAATAGATAGACCTAAAATGAGATTATATGACGTAGAACAAAAAGCCCAAGACGATATTGCAGATAGTGGGCAAGATGATGATGAACCATTATTTGATCAATCCACTGGCAATAGAATGCGCAATAAAGCGGACTTCGGTGCTTTCCAATATGAATGAATTAGATCTTATTAAAGAAAATATAGAAACAGCATGTCAGTCTTTTAAATGCTTTGAAAGGGCATATAATGAATCAACATTAAAATATATAACATCCTGGCGAAATTGTTCTCTCAAAATGGGAGAACTAATCGAAGAACAATTAGGATTTCCTTGTTATATTAATATAAGAAAAGATAGAACACATGCATTATATGAATTAACATATGATGGTGCAGCAAATGTACCACAAGAACACTATTCTGAATCTGAGATAGAGATTACAGTAAATTTATCCCCAGAACTATATACCCACCAATTATACATTCCAGAAGAACAATGGGAAAGATATAAAGAACAATTTGTTCTTACATTTGTCCATGAATTAACCCATTCGTTGCAATTTGATGATAGTAAAGACGGACAAGCATTTAATTCCGATTCTGATTATTTTTCAAGCCCCTTTGAGATAGATGCTTACAGTTCTGAACTGGCTTTTGACATGTTTCTTTATAAAAAGAAAGAAAAAGCTTGCGATGCATATGCAAGGTATGCTACAATAGATACTAAGGTTGCAGATAAGATGAGAACACTGGCAAAAGAAAAATATCGGTATCTTAAAAAGACTAAATAGTTAAGTAAACTATATTAATAATTAATCAAAAAGGAAAATATGAAAACTTATAAGGATTTAACCCTCGAAGGATGGACGGATGGATTAAGCGGAGGGCATTTTGGTGGATATATAAAAGAAGATCTTGCTCGTGATATTGAAAAAGGCTTTAAACAGTTCGATAAGCTTGAAACAGATTATAGTACTGGTAACCATTACGGTAAAAAAATAAAATGTGGAGACTTCTTTATTATTCCGGGAATTATGATTGAAGGCGAAAAAGGAGGAGAAGGATACAAAGAAGAAATTAGGAACGTTTCGATAACCCTTCAAGATAAAAAAGGAAAGGATGTGACGAAGCTTCTTGATGATTCTGATGATGTATACGACCCCATAGGTCGCAACAAAGGAAACCGCAACATGAAATGGCACAATTTACAGGGTACTCTTCCCGGTTGGCTAGCCGGTGACCCAGTAGATATTCATGGAGCGAGTGAGAATTTAAATGGAAAATTAACTTCAATTGATAAAAAATTGGTCAAATCAATTGAACAATGGTGTAAGCAAAATTCAGGGAAGTAATATGGATAACGTAGCAGATTCTGCAAAAGAAGTTCTAGAGACTATGGCATTTAGTAAGTTAGCTGTAAAATCAATAGAGGATGTAGCTAAGCGCGCTAATAGAATTACTAGATGGGCCCGGAATAACGGTCAGATGGGCGCGGAAGCTAATTCAATTAAAAAGATGGCTAAAGAACTTAATGATATTATGGACAAGTGGACAAAAGGGGATACGGTAATTGTACCATAGAGAAAAAATGAAAACATATACAACTTTTATGGCACCGGGTTATATTAAGAAGGATATTCGAACTCTCTTAGAAAGAGTAACGCCCGCACTCAAAAAACAAGTGCTCGATAAAATCGAAGATGTTCAAGAAGATGAGGTTTTAAGATCTGTTCTCGAAGCTATGCAACGAGATGTTATGGTTGCTCTTCTTGATGAGAAGTGTAAAACTGCTAACATAAAAATGAATAAAGAAGCTTTTATTGACTCTATCATTTTAGCAATTAATAAATCAGGTGCACCAGCTAATGACCAAATGGATTTTTTAAAAGAACTTTTAGCCGGTGAAGTATTTGATTGTAAAAAAATGGTACAAGATAGTCACAAAAAAGTAGTAAGATTAGATTCATATGTTAATACTAGAAGCCCCATATGGCCAAAAGTTAAAGATAAGTTTATAGAAAATATAACAAAAATAGATAATCAGAATATTGGTCCAGGTGAAATTTTATTTATTTTAGCTACTCCCGGAGCAACGAAGGGTAATGCTGATAATAAAGGCGATGTCAAATTAGCAGACGGTTATAATGTAGAACTTAAAGCATCTGGTGGCACGTTTTCCAAACCTGACAAATTTGCAGATGCTAAATTATTTTTTATTAATGCGTTCAAAGATTTAGGTAGCGATATAACAGCAAAAGAAGCAGATAAAATGGGTCTTGGAGGTAGAAGTGTTTATAAGGATAGCAATGCGCAAGGTGGTATACCTAAAGCCCTTTCTCTTGGTAGTAAAAAATATACTACTTTATGGATGGAAAAAAATGGCGGTTCACAAAGACAAGCAGATAAAGCTTGCGAAAAACTATGGCATGATATTTGTGTTGAAGCAATGCCTTTTGACAAAGCCTCGAAATATGTTTTTAATAAGACTGTAAAGAATGGATTAACCGATCCTAATGAATTTATAAAACAATGGAACGCCAATGCATTAAATGATTATAAAGAACATGGATGGGATTATGTTACATTATTTGATAAAATATCATTGGATGTCATCTCATTTAAAGATGGGAAAGATCTCTATACTTCTAAAGAATGGAATCCAGGTACTGAATGGATGTTAAGATGGACTGGAGGAGGAGGTTTTTCTGGTACAGGATCATCTACAAGAATAAAAACAGGTCCTTTCAAAAATGAAGCAATTTTTGATCCTGGTGATACCGATTTTGAGAAAAAGATAAAAGAAAAAAATGCAATAAGAAGTTCATTAGAATCAACTTTTAAATCACTTAGTAAAAAACAATCTAATAAACAGGCTTTTGAATATTCTAGTGTGAAAGCTCTAAAAAATAAAAGAGGTAAGCCAATTGGCTACTCTTCAAAAGGTTTGATGAATGATAACAATTCACCGGAAGATTTTAAAAAGGTGAGCGATGAACTTGGAGCAGCTTTGGACAGGTATTTTTCTCTTAAAAATGAATTGAAATTTGGTAGAGATAATGCTGATAGAGATCTTGGAAAAAGTTTTGCGGATATGAAACGGAAATTGGGAGTAAGGTGAAACAATATAAACAATTTCTTGCAGAAGCCTCTGGAAAAAATCTTCATATGGAACATCTCGAAGATGAGGTGTTGAATGGTGGTGTTAATGGTACTAGAGGTGCTATTGATTTTTTAAGATCTTTAAGAAACATGTTAGCCGGTCATAATAAAGAAGCAGTTAATGTTACTGTTAAATGGGATGGCGCTCCTGCTATAGTCGCCGGTATCCATCCTAATGGAAAATTCTTTGTTGATTATAAGTCAATGAGACGCCCATGTTTTATTCAAGCTGATGTTGATGAACATTTCGGTGGCGGCCCTCTTCATGCTAAAATGAGTGCTTTATTAGAACATTTACCTAAGTTAAAGATTCCAGGTAATATTTTTCAAGGTGATGTTCTTTGGACAGAGGATAAAGATAAGAAGATACAGACAATTGATAAGGAAAGACAGATTACGTTTACACCTAATACGATAACTTATGCCGTTCCTTTAAATACAGAATTAGCAAATGCCATAATTAAAGCAAAGATTGGAATTGTTTTTCATACAACATACAGAACAGCAGGACAAGAAGACTTAGCAGATTTGAAAGCTGAGTTTGGTGCAGATGTAAATCAATGGACATCACATAAGGATGTTTGGGCTGTTAATGCGGACTTTACAGATGTAAGTGGAACAGCAACATTTACAAAGGCAGATGAAAAGAAAGTAACAGATATGTTGTCTCAGTTAGGAAAAGATTTTAATAAAGTCAATGGTCGTTTTCTTGATAGTATCAAAGATGATAATATATTAAAAGTTCATATTAAGACCTATATAAATTCTAAAGTCAGAGAAGGTGAATTTATAGAAGAAAGGTTAGCAAGAGATTGTGTAAAATTTATTAAAGCTAAGTTAGATAAAGATGTTGCAAAGTTAAAATCAGAAAAAGGTCGTACACGAAAACAAATGACTGTTGATGAATACTTAAAGAAATTAAATGGGAATATAGATCAGATAGGTACTGTTTTTCGTATAATGGCTTTAATAAATAATATTAAGCTATATATTGTAGAGAAGTTAGAAGAGGTAAAAGGTTTAACTTCTACCTTTATTAAAACCTCATCCGGGTATAAAGTAACAAAACCAGAAGGGTTTGTTGCTATTGACTCATTTGATTCTGGTAAGGGATTAAAATTAGTTAACAGAATGGAATTTAGTAGAATAAATTTTACCGCAGAAAAGGATTGGGACCAATGAAAAATTACAAAGAATTCTCAAAGCGCGACCTGAAAGAATCTAAGTATTCTGACCAGTTGATTGATGCATTACGTGATTGCATTGATTCCGCGCCTGATAGAATTAAAAATAAACTAGCACAAGTATATGAGGACTATGTTCATAAGTTTATGAGACGTCCACAAAAATTACCATATATGTTACAAGGGTTCTTAGATGCTATCGAAGAAGGTACCGATGCAAGAATAGAATGGAAGGGTGGCGGAGATAGGAGCGACTGGTGAAAACATATAAAGAATATACAGAATCTCCAGTTAATGAAGTTGATTCATCCGGCATAGATATGTATGATAATAAAAGAAAAGAATCAGAGAGAAGGAAGAAGGCTAGAGAAACTCCTTCTTCTCCAGAAACTCAAGCTAAGCTTAAAAGGGCAAGAGCAGGAGAAGTTGAGATGGAAGAAGCATCAAAGTTACCACCTCACCTTGCAAAGTTTTTTGACAAAAAAGGTGATTTAAAACCAGAAGTCGCAGCTCGTATTGCAAAAGGTAGAGAAAAACTTAATATTAAAGATGTAACACCTAAAGGATACGGCCCAAAAGAAGAAGCCTCTGATGCAAGAATAGAATGGAAGGGCGGCGGAGATATTAAGAAGACTTTCGCTGAAATTACAACTGGTCTTTTAAAGCGAGCCGCAAGTGCAGCACACAAAGATATGGAGAAACAAAAAGACCACCATGATTTGGCAGCGTTTGACGGAGGAAGGACAGAAAGGGAGAAGGCGACAAAGAAGAAGGCAGAGAAGAGAGAGAAACAATCCGCAAAATTCAGTGCGGCAGCTGGCGAAAAGCCGGCCAAGCCCGAAAGCCAAGATTCCCGTGATAAGAGATTAAGTAGTGTTAAGAGGAATATGTATAACAGTTATACATCTACAGAAGAACCTGTTGATGAACTTTCAAAAGGCTTATTACAACGCGCGCAACAATCAGCTAAAGCGAAAGCTGGACAACAAAGAGCCGTATCGGCTAAAGCCGCTTCAAGAGTTGGTGACACTAGTCAACCACCAGGACAAAATCTTAAATCGAAACGTGCAGATTTCAAAGCAGCAAAAAAAGATTATCAAGCATTTAAATTTGGTAAAGCTGCTAACAAGAAAACGGGGAATGTAGAAAAAGAAGAGTGGGAGAAACCAAGAGATAAAGACTTTGAAAAGCTAGGACCTCTCTCCAAGGGTGAAATGAAAGGAAAGAGTAAGTATTCTGGAAAGAGCGATGAGAAGAAAGAACAAAACGAGAGTCATGATTATTTTGGTAGCGGACCGTTCACAGGACCAAAAAGTGATCTAGCTGCCTCGGTTTTGAGAATAGCAGAAAAAGCAGCAAAAGACAAAGAGGATGTGGAAGAAGTAAAGGGTTTTGAAAAAATGTCTAACGACAAATTAAACCAGTCTGTTAAAGACGCATATCTCGATAAGGTTCGAGGGGGAATGTGATTTCATTTACTCAATTACGGGAAGGGT